TATCAAAAACATTTCTGCTTATGAAGAGTTGAAAGATGTTAAAGCTAAGTCAGACCCTGATAGCGATATTTCTAAATTTATTAGAGAATTAAATTCCTTTAATTGAATTTTGCTCGTTTCTGTCTCACCAGAATTATTATTAACAAACCAAATATCAGGATTTGTTCCTGCTGTGTAATTTGGTAATTGAGATATTTTTAAGTTTGCCATATTATTTAATTTTCATAATTTATATTATCAGAATTTTCTGTTTGTAAATCATCTCCTGATTCACTTTGTATGTTGAATGTTCCACCTGCTGATGTAGGTGAAGGAGTTGGTGTGCTTGTAGGTGTTTCTGAAGGAGTAGCTGTTGGTGTTTCAGAACTAGTTGGTGTATTTGTAGGTGTTTCTGTCGGAGTAGTAGTCGGAGTTGAAGTATTGGTAGGAGTAGGAGTAGGTGAAGGACAAGGACCTATCAAAAATACACCAACACCAGTACTAGCTGTATAACTAAACGCACAGAAATTGATTGTTGTGAAAGAACCAATATTGAATTGTTGTGGTACATTATTACAATCAATATAATCTACAGTACCAGGTGTGAAATTAGTATTAGCTTGATATTCATTACAAGCTAAATTAGTTGGAGTGTTAGTTTGTGTTGGGGTATTCGTATTAGTCGGAGTCGTAGTTGGAGTTGCTGTAGCTGTCTCGCTCGGTGTATTTGTAGGTGTTTCAGTATTAGTAGGTGTTATAGTCGGAGTACTAGTCGCTGTCTCACTTGGAGTGTTAGTCGGAGTTTCAGTATTGGTTGGAGTATTTGTTGGAGTACTCGTAGCTGTCTCAGTTGGAGTAACTGTAGGTGTTTCCGTATTAGTAGGAGTAGGCGTAGGGGAAGGACATACTGAAACTGTGAATATAACCCCTGCAGAATTATATAAAATTCCTGCACCAGTATAATTCACAACTGTAGCATATCCATTAAATCCACTACCACCTGAAATTTCGTAAGTTGTACCTGTATTCAATATACCTGGTACATTTTCATATCTAAAGACGTTCGAAGCATTATTACATTCTTCAAATTGATAAACGTCATAAGGTTCAGTAGGAGTTACAGAAGGAGTGTTTGTAGTTGTTGGAGTATTAGTAGGTGTTTCTGTAGTTGTTGGAGTATTGGTAGGAGTTTCGGTAGGCGTCACTGACGGAGTATTACTTGGTGTAATACTTGGAGTGATTGAAGGAGTTGGTGTATTTGATGGCGTAATTGATGGAGAAACAACAGGAGAAGTTGCAGCAACAACACCAGCTTGTTGAGCATCTTCTGATACAGGTTTAGGAACCAAATCTAATCTTTGAAATTTAGATTTTTTTGAATCCCAAGGCTCCAAAGGGTTATTATTCAACGGAACCTTTGGCTTTTTCATTATTTGTTCACCAGGCGATAGATAAGTTTGTCTTTTACCAGGTATACCCCATGTCTTTGCCATATTTTAACGAATTAAAATAAAGGGGGCTATTAACCCCCTTCATTTATTTTATTTTATCTTAGCAGTTTGTGCAAGATTGAAGTGTAAGATTAACAAATGTTGATGCTAATGGATTAGCTAGTTCTCTAGCTGGTTCAGCCTCAAGACCAGTCAAGGTTACTGAATAACCATTTCTGTCTCCGTAAGCTGTTCCTGATTCACCACTACCAGCACTTAAGGTCATACCAAAGGTTTCACCCAAATACCAGTAAGAACCATTATTTGTTTCTACTATCACTTTCAAGTTAGTGTTCTGAGCAAGTAATCTTAATTGGTTTCTAATAGCTTGTTGAAGCTTAAAGAATACCATAGTCAAATCTTGCTGATAGAATACTGTACCATTTTCGATTGAAGCATTGATTGCCTCAACATAAGATGATGTATTCTTCTCAAACACATAACTATACACTGTTCCACCCGTAGCACCGATAGTAAGAATCTTACCATCAGCATCTACTGTTGTTCCAGTTACACAACCAGCTATTACATATGCGGCTTGAATACCACCGACATTGTCTCTACATCCTTTACAGATATTAGAAGTTACATAACATGCTGATAAACTCATAGTGTTTTTAATTTAAGTTTTGTGTTTATTAAGCGAGACCATTTTGGATTACAAACTGAGGCCAAGCAATCTGAACACCAATCTTGAAATTACTTCTCAATCTAACTTCATCGAAGTCAACAGAGTAGAACATCTTAAGTGTTTCAGAGTCAGACATCAAGTCAACACCCATAACCATGTATCCTGCAGGAGCAAGAACAAGTTTATTAGAACCATTCAATCCACCAACAGGGTGAACAAGGATGTTCGTAGCTGGATGGAAAGTTTTGAAGTCCTGATAAGAGTTTTCAGGGTTGAAATGATAGTAGTTAGCAGTTCTGTAGTTGATTAAATACTTTCTGTAGTTTGCATGAGACATGAATACTACAAGGTCAGTTCTATCAACGATGTCGTCAGGGATTGCTTCAACCAAAAGGTCAACCTGAGTCAACGCATTTGAAGAAGTCAAAGCTGAAGTACCTGTTACGGTAATTACTTGTCCTTCATTATCAACGAGTTCTTTGAAACCAGAGAAACAAGTTGAAGCTGAAGAAGCTTGCCACATTAAGTTCTCGATATATTGAGAAATCTGTGCAACCTTCAATTCAGAGATTTGTTGCTCAAAAGGTACTGTTTCGTTGTAAGAACCAGGAGTTAATAATTGACCTAACCAGTAATCGTTAAGGTCAGCAGGACACAAAGCTTCATTAACTTTGTAATTACACACGGTAATATCTCTCTGTGTGTAAGTTGTTGAGCCACTTGAAGACCAACCGCAAGTTCCGTCTTGAACAATAAGTGTAGAATCAAGCAAGTTAATAGCTTGAGAACCTTTCACACCTGGTTGAACTTTGATGATTTTTGCAGTTTCACCCTCAAGAATAGCTCTTCTAATCAATTCACCACCAACTTCATCTGTGTAAGTTGCGAGTGATGATAGATTAAAACCGAAATCATATTTCTTATTTGCCATAATTTTTGGTTTGTTTAATTTATTTTATGTTTATTGGTTTTTTAAGAGCGTTTGCTCTAATTTGTATTAATTGTTCCATATGACTATTCTTTGAAACATTCATATCAGAGACAATATTTTTAGCCTGTTTTACTGGTTCGCCAGCAGGCTCTTTAGAAAATTTAGCAACCTTAGCTTTCATATCTTCGTAATCTGAACTGATTTGGTCGATTTTTTCAACTAGTGATTCTAATTTTTCCATAACTTTTTTCTTGAATTCGTCTTCAATCATTCCGCCTACTTCTGAAAGGTCAGGGGTCATACCCATTTCTTCATTTTCAACGTTCATTCTTTCAACGATTTTTCCGTCTTTAGTTATAATTCTAATTTTAACCTCGTTTCCAGAACTATCTTTGAGGAACAACTCATGTTCCCCATCAGGTGCTGGACTTTCGGCTCCATCAGGACTTACAACAAAAACATCTTCGCCTACATCGAATGTATTAGATTTAACGATTGTACCATCTTTGAGGGCAGCTTCTACGAAGCCTTCGTTTTTCTTTTCCATATCGTATTTTATTTCGCGGATTTTTCCGTCTTCGATTTTTATCTTGGTAGTATCCTCCAATAAATATTCACCATCTTTAGCTGGTAATTGTCCGTTCTCAGTTAAAATATAAACAGGTTCTCCGACAGCTAGTTCTTTTTCAAGAATTAGTTCGTTCTGTGAATCTTTTACTTTGAGGGAGTTAAATTTTTGGAACCCCAATATCTTATTTATCTTTTTAATTGCTTCTTGGATTGTCATTTTATTTGCTTTAAGACATCTTTTATTTGTTCTAACAAGTTTTCCGAGTTATGTGAGAATTTAGCCTTCTCTAAAAAATAACCTTGAACAGAAAATCCTTTTAGTTTGCCATCTTTTACTTTCTTCCAAGTTTCATCATCAGTAACCTTCATAGTAATCATCCAAGTTCCCTTAGGATAATTCATACCGAACACTTGTTGTTTGTCTCGCATCTCATCTTCAACTATCCAACTTTCAACGACATCTACGTCGTTTAGAAACTTCCTTCCATGTTCGATATTGGTTTTATCCAATAATTTCTCTTGCATGAACTTTTGTTGGAGTTTCTTGATAGTATCAGATGTGAAATAAACGTAATAAAGCTCACCAGTTATTTCATTTCTCCTAACAATCATTTTGTCAGGAATCATTGCGGGACCTACAACAAGCCTCTGTTCGTTATTAAATACTGAAAAAACCATTTCTGATTGAGAATTCATTTCTTCATACTTGGAAATTGTCCTTTCAACCCAAGGTAAAGCCTCAACTCCACCCCAAGCATCCATTGCTAATAACCCACAACCATCATCATATGATTTACTAGCTTGTAAATCTTTTTGATGTCTTGAGATGTAAGCCTTCATGCGTTTAACGGTTTCTATTGAAATGGGCTTACCCTGTGCTAATTGCTGTGCTCTAACTTTTCCAACTTGGGTCATACAATTATTTGGATTACCTGTTCTCTCGATGTAATCTAATACCTTTTGCGCATTTTTACGGACAAGTTCAGGGTAATCATCAAAACTAGCAAAATCACCGATAAAATAATTCCCATCTTCTGACATTTCATCTTTTATTGGAACACAATTTGGAACTTCTCTACCATCAAGGTCTTTTGTTCCAATTGCTTCATAACCAGGCCAGCAGGCATCTTCCAAACCTGCCATACTTTCTTTTAGGTATTGACCAATCTTTACGATATGACCATCCATGAAAGTTGTATCATGTATCATTCCCACTTCTTCATCTATCTCGTGTATAATATCTTTGAAATCTTCAACAAGTAAAGTAGCTTGGATTAAATCATCATAAGAAACATAGTCGTTCTTAATTGCTTCATCTTCTATTCTAAAAACATTATCTGCTACTTGTGCTGCACTTCTAACCATTCCAATTAAATCTTCATCTAAAGGCATTGCCATTAAATGTTGGAATAAACTAACTGCGCCAGGACATAAGTGGAAAAAACGGGTCTTATACCCAAATATATTCAAATTACCCTCAGCTGCAGCTAAAACCGGCTCTTTCTCTACCTCTTCTGTTATTTGGTCCACATAAGGTTGTAATGAGCTCACATCAGGATTGGTTGCTGCGAAGCCTGTTCTCGGTGGAGTATTACCTGCTGCTATTGTAGCGTCAGTTCTTGTATCAGGACCAGGCATTCCATCTTCGTCCTCTAAACCTTTTCTTACTGAAGCTTTATTAACTATCTTTTCTCCTTGTTTGTAGATAAGTTGTACCCATCTATGTCTGCAGTTATAAGAACCTCTCCAAGTGAATATATCATATCCATCAGGACCTACAGAATTAACTGTTCTCAAAGACATTTCGTTGATGTCTTCAATTCTAAAAACTCTATTAGCCCTCATCATTTCAGCACAGAATGTTCTGTTTTTCTCATCTTGAGGACCTACATATTTGTATCTAAACTTAACTGTTGGAGTATCTTGTGCTGAAGGAGCGTTAGGGTCAGAGAGTATTTGAAACTCTTGTCTGCCCAATTCTTTAACTGAATCGATATACCATCCTTGCTCTTCTAATGAACCTTGTGATTCACCATAAGATTCAAACATCATCATTACTTTTGGTATTTCTTCATCAGATAATACATAATGAGTAGGTTTTTCTTCGGAAAAGTATTCGAAATTTGCCTCATGAGCTGGTAATTCTACCAAAGCAATACCATCCAAACCGGCTTCTTGGTCGCCATCTTGGATTATTAGCTCAATTATTTTTGCATTCATTATAAATAAATATCATTTTAGTAGGTTATGTAAAAAATTACAGGGTTGAA